CCAACCTCAAAACAAAGAGCGTTCTATGTTTTTCATGACGCTCAAAGAGTTGCATTCGGCGCAAGAGGAATGTGAACGCGAGAATGACGGAGACCTTGCCGAAACATTCAGACGTGTTCTTGGGGCGGCACAAAAAATTGATCCGCTAGAAAAAGCTGGTTACCTCATTAATGATCATGAGGGCATGCGTTATCTAGAAATTGATTACAACAAGGTGAACGAAAAGAAATGAGTGACGGCGTTCGGAAGGTCAAATCTAAGGCCGAGGAAATTGAGTGGATTACCAGCTCTGACCTTGTGTGCGCAGCAAATGAGCTGATGGGTGGCATCGATTTAGATGTTGCAAGCTCCAGGATTGCCAATGAATATGTGCAGGCCAAGCAGTTTTACACTCCGTCAGACGACGCGTTAAATACGCAACTCTGGTATGGAAACGTGTACTTGTTTCCGCCAGCCGGTGCTTACTTCTGGGATAAAAAGAACGAAAAGTGGAAGATGACCAGAGCTTCGGCCCTGTCGTTAACCTCTTCTCATGCCGTGTGGTTTCGGCGTTTGTACCACGAATGGTTGTCGGGTGAGGTAAAGCAAGCTCTTTACTTCAGCAACTGCCCTGACATGATTCGTTACGAGCCTAAGATCTTCAAATTTCCCATGTGTATTTTGAAGACCATACCAAAACTCAACCGTCATCGGCAAGGAAAGGTCGAAGCTGCAACAACTTGTACTTCTTTTCTTGTGTATCTGCCTCCCATGGACGCATCAGGTGAAGCGACCGAACGGTTCATCGACATTTACTCGGAACGTGGGCATATCCTTTCTTGAACCAGGTATACTGGAAGACGATTACAAGGAACCATGAGCGTCCTCGCCGACTGGGAGATCAAGCAACTTGCTGAAGAAAAGGGGATGATTGAACCCTTTGTTGATCACCTAGTTAACAAAGAAAACGGACGCAAGCTTCTTAGTTACGGTCTTAGCTCATACGGCTATGACATTAGGCTTTCCCCTGGTCAGTGCTTAATTTTTGGTAAGGTCCAGGCTGGGGACTGTGATCCGAAGAACTTTGATCCTGACATCCTCAAACCTGCCGATCTCCTGGAAGACGAACGTGGTCAGTACTTCCTGCTCCCTCCGTACGGCTACTGTCTGGGCGTTGCACAAGAACGTCTGAAGCTGCCACGCGATGTCACTGTGGTTGCAGTTGGCAAATCTACGTACGCCCGCTCAGGCATCCTGGTCAACATCACACCTGCCGAAAGCGGCTGGGAGGGTTACCTGACGCTGGAGATCAGTAACTGCACCGGACTGTTCAATCGCATCTACGCGAACGAAGGAATTACCCAACTTCTCTTCTATCGCGGTAACCCTTGCGAGGTCAGCTACCAAGATCGGAAAGGCAAGTACCAAGATCAACCACATAACGTGGTGTTCTCTCAGGTTTAAAATGCCTTGCCAAATTGGGACTGTGGTTTACGGGAATATGCCGTACTACCTACAGTCCCATAGGCATCGCCGTCTTCATTAAAAACAGTAGGCTCAGCAATTTGAGACCTTTGTTGGTATGCACCAGCACTCTTTGCTGCTCGCATGAATTTTGCAACGCGGTTTTGATTGTCGTTGACTGACTCTGTAGCCGAACGCTCCTGTGGTTCAACACGCCGCAGGTCTGTGTCATAGGCCTGTTCCGGCCTTAGGTCCGATACTTCGGTGCCTGACGTTCCAGAGTCAACACCTGGATCGTATGTAGGTCTATAAGTGTTTGCCATCTTATCATTGTAAGAGAAGTAAATCGCTTAAACACCGTGATGCATTCCGCCGCAGGGTTCCTGGATAGCTTTGTTCAAGATGAGCTGGACTGCCGTTGTCTTACTGAAGAAGACTTCGGTGCGCCTCTTGACAACGAAGAAAATGATGTACCATTGTATGACATGCATAACAGGGGCTTGACGCTATGCGAGCAGGGACTCGAAAGGAATCCGTTGAATCTCGAGGGAGCACGGCTTGGAACGACGGGCTATATCCCCTCGATGGAGCAGGGGATGTCAATGGGAGCATCGCCCCGTCCCAAGACCTTAGTGCTGGAGTTGCAGGGACCAGCCGAATCGGAGAAGATGCTTTCGGCGAAACGTCGTGGTTTGCTCCGGTAGACGATAACGGATGTAAGGATGGTGTGTGCCCAGTGCCCTGGGCCACAAAAGAAAAGCCTCCCGTTATCCAGGAGGACTTGGTCAATCATCCCCCGCACTACGCTGACGGAGGGATCGAATGTATCGAAGCAATCGAGGCCCAGCTAACCGCCGAAGAGTATCGCGGATACCTGAAGGGTAATATTGCCAAGTATGTTTGGCGTGAGAAACATAAAGGCGGGACAGAATCACTGAAGAAAGCACAGTGGTACCTCTCTCGGCTAGTTGAGTTGGACGAAGTTCAGAAGGGCTGACAGGTATCTTCGTCCTCATCCTCGTCGTCGTACAAACATGCGGCGGCGAGTTCTGCTAGCTCAATGTCGGTTGGGTGATCCCAGTCGATTTCAATGTCTTCAGACGCCATGATGTCCCGAATGGCGTACCATTCCATCAAGCGTTGGTGGTAAAGGTTTAGCAAAGCGGCGTGAAGCTCGTCCCAGGTCATCTCTTGAGCCTGAAGCTCAGCTTTGCGCATCGCAAACTGGAGTTCTAGGGGAAGTTCAAATTCCCTGGGTTCAACTGACCGCTCCATTCCGCTTTGCATTTCTTTACTGCAAGTATTCTAAGCCTAGCTGCTGAATTCCAAATTGACGGCATCGCTGGTGTAATCGTCCCAGGGATCATCGTCAATCCGAAACTCGTTGGCAAACTGTGCAAGTACGTATGGACTGAGGCCTTGCTCCAAGAAGCGAATGGCTTTTACCTGGTGCGGAGCAGCGGTGTAGTTGCGGAATGCAGCAAGCAGTACATCGGAAGAAGACAAGGCGTTGGCACCAACTTCCCGAAGGAAGAGATGCGCTTCTTCACGACGCCTGTGGAGCAGGCTCCCGATTACTTGGTGGTCTTCACCAAAGACCCATCGACCGATCTCTTCTGTAGCTGCACCAAAGTCTTCGTGTTCAATACAGTCAATCACTCGTCCATACAAAAAGGGCTCCCAGCCAATTGAATGGATGAACGAAAGTAATGCTTGGCGCATGCTGTCATCAAGGCCAAGATTTAACTTTGAAAGCTGCGTGTCAATGACAGAGATCTCGTGGAAGAGATACTCCAGTGCTTTTTCCTTACTACAACACTGGCCACGCTTGACGGGAGAACCATCGGGGTAGAACTGAGTCCCAAACCCGATGGTGTATGGCTCGCCGCCTGACGACGGATCGGGGTATGCCTTTTCGTTAAACCCTTCGTATTTACGAATCAGGTTAACGGCATGCGAAAGATCCGCCATGGAAGTAACTACAATTACCTCCAATCATACACAGTTTACTTACCTTGACCGCGAGACAGCTTGCGACCGTGACTGGGCTTGGAATGCTTGCCGTCGCCTTGACGAGTGAGCTTAGGCTTGGCTTCAATTTTGACCAATGAGGTTGACTTGGGTTTTGCCATGATGTTGAGGTAACAACGTCAGAAGCTTAGCTCAAATCACCAGGCTTTGCAATCGTGTTATTCATTTTTTGGAATTTACCCGATCGTCCATTGGGCCTGCAGTTTTCTTTATGTGATACCCACCTACAGTTCTCAGGACAGTATCCTTTATCGTTGTCAACACGGTCGAGCTCTAGTTCACGCTTGGCACCAGCGGCCATCGACCATGTGTAAAAACAATAAAAATCATCAAGCCATTCATTACACACGGCAATATTTCTTTTAATGTAAGAAGGCGTTTTTTTGCAGCGTTGCTTCATGCGCTGCCAGCGCAAATAAAGCCAGTTTTCCTTGTTTGTTTTTGTCTTAGCGTTTATAGCTAAACCATGTTTCTTCCTGTGACAAGAAATGCATGTACTATTTTGAATTACATCAGAGCGCACATAACGCTCTTTGCTGCATTTTGGGCACTCAACTAAATAATA